CGTCAATAAGATCACCGCGAGCATTTACACTCATATTTCCAACTGCTCTAATCTTTTCATTTTTAGCAATAAGAGCATTGATATCAACCATTTTTCCTTGTGCTGAACGTTTTAGCATATTTTTCCTTTAATCTTTAAAAAATTCATTGATAGGTAAATCATAATGTAATGAATTTATTTTATGTACTCCTATCAAAAATAAAACAAAACTTGCAACGGAACTACCTCTTCCTACGCCCCATACAATGTTATGTTTCCTACATGTATCTACTAGATATTTAAGATATCGTAGTAGATTGAACAAATTTTTCTTTTGGTAAAGAAGCAACTCTTCTTCTACCCGTAACAATTCTTCATTTGTATCACATAGATTTATCACATATTGTGCAATATCTAACTCATAGTACGATTTGGGCATGAACCAAATATTTTGATTTTGTTCATCAAACAGGTCAACTGATAGTGCTGTTTCTTTATATTTTGTTAACTTCGGAAATTTTTCCAAATCTAACAGATTATTTATGTCTTCATTGACCAAAATTTTACGGTTGCTTATATCCAAATCGGAAAGCACAACATCACAAAGGTCGTCTTCATTAAAGATTTTTTGTCCGAATTTATCAATAATCATACAGTGTATGATACAGTTTTTTTTACAAAAGTAAATTACTTAGGTAAATCTTTGCTTGATAATTCTATCAAAACACTATTTGGTTGTTCAAAGCTTTCTTTGAAATTTAATCCAACATTGTTCCAATCCAATGTGTTTTTGTGTAGTGGAACAATTTTATCCTTTTTATGTGACTTTTTTACGTCATCTGTAATTGCAATATTATTTTGTGTCCACCATGAGTTTTTTATTTCATCATACTCGGTTTGATCATGTATTGATACATAAAACTTAACATCGTCACAAACTAAAGAGAGTATTGAAATATCATAAATTGTTAGTTTTTCTTCAGTTATTGTATTGAGTTTCTTCATCAACACTACAGCTACAACTTGATCGTATGGATCATCAGGTAAAGTACAAACTTTTAGACCTGCTTTTTTGTAATTTTCAATTGATGCTTTTTCTTGTTCATTTACAAAAACACAATCTTCTAATGTTGCTAGAAATAACTTAATTCTTTCCATAGCAATATTTTGTTCTCGGATCTCGATTGTATTTACTTCAATGTTTAAACCGATTTGGTAACTATTTATTACAAAAGAGTTTTCTGTGTGTATACCTGCTAAAAATGAAAAATCTTTAGATATTCTTGCGTTCATTTTCTATTTTAACTTTACTGTTAATGTTTTGCTTTTTCATCAATTCATCCATTTTTTTACCATACTCAGTTCTATAGCTTTCTATAGCCATTTGAATTTGTTGTATTAGTGGTCCATTACCTGTTCTATATGCAAAATTTAATTTTTGCGTTAGATCAGATATGGTTTTTTGAAGTTGTTCTAAACTTTTTTCGGATAGGTTGTTGATAAAAGGATGTTGCATCCTAATTATTTATTACCATGATTGTAGTGGTAATCTTTTCCAAATGTCAGATCCTATATACGCAGTTGCTGAACAACTCCCACTTGCAGTTGTTAGTAGAACTGTAGAATCTGCTACTCCATTTGTTCTTGAACGACTAACCGTAATATCGGAGCCAGAAATTGATTTTATATAGTAAATCGTATCTGCAATAAGACCACCGAATGTCGTGCCTGAAAAGATTATTGGTGCATTCAGTGTCAAAGAAGTAGCATTATTTAATGTTATTAAATTAGTTGATGTAGTAGTTGCACTTACTGTTTTGGTATAACTAGTTGCATCATATGTGTCATTACATATGTAGGTGTATGAAACAGGATTTCCGTACATTGAACTTGTTGGACTTCCATTACCAGCTAAATTAACATTTGCTCCTCCTAATGTTGAAGAAACTGTAAATGTAGTGCTTGAAACAACATTACGTACATAATAAGTTGTACCTATTGTTATATTAGCTTCCATACTAACGCCAGTGAAAACTATAGGCAAGTCAGTATATAATTCTGTAGTATCACCTGTAGTTAGATAATCTGCTGCATTTGTACTTGTTATTGATAATTGAGAAAAAGTTTCACCTAATGCTATTGTACCAGCTACGTCACCTTGAAAGCCAGTTGGAGTAGGGGTTCTTTTTTGTAGTTGTGTTGATTGTCTAGGTCTATTTGAAGGCTCAATGCCTACAGTAGTACCACAATCTACTGTACTTAGTCTGTAGTTTAGTTGTTCTACATCAAAAGGAACAGTTACTGTAGCGACGCTTGCAACATTTGCATAGTTTTCTAATGTGGTTGTTCCAAAATTATTATTGGATGAAACCACTTCACTGGGAAAACTAATACTTGCTTCAACGTTAGAAAAGTTTAATCTTAACTCAACATTGCTTTGAGTACCTGCAGGAGCCCAATTTCCAAATTGTAGTGTAACATTTCCTGCTACGGTACCATATTGAACATCTCCTAATGAGGTATTAATAAGAACAGTACCTGACAAGGCGTTACCCAAATTATAAGTAGTTGACCTGAAGTTCCTAATAGCTGCATTGCTAATCAAAGTGTTTGCCATGTCATTGTTGACAGTGGTATTATTCAATGCCGATTTGACTACTACTTTATTTTGTAGATCAGATATTTCAGATCCTGCGGCATCTAAATTGGTTTTGATGGATGCAAAATTGTCACGGAATCCCTGAGAACTATTATTGACTCCGGGAGTAGGGTAATTTACATTAATGCCATTAGTATTGATTGCGCTCACATTGTTTTCCTATTTTGTTATCTAGTATTTATTGCGTTTGATTTGGCAAAATGGTTTTCTGTTCAAAAATCACATAGAAGTCTTCACTATCTATTGGGTTAGGAGTAGGTGTAGCACTTGGGTAATTTAACCATGAATTATTTAGTTGAGTTACATTCCATGTTGAATCGTCAGCTAAGGTAACAGTTACAAATGGATTTGTTTGAACAGGCTGTAATTGTGTATTTCCTACACCTTGAATTGTGTAATCGGTTGTATATGGATTAGGCAAAGATCCAAATTGAAGGTTAGTTGAGTAATCAAATGTCGCACTTTTATTAACTATAAATCTATCAATTTCAAACCCAATTTGATTTAGTTCATATTGCCAATTGTTATTGATATTATTTTTTACTGTATCAGCAAAACCAGGTTTCGTGTAGCATAAAACAAATGCTCTAGTAAAACCAAGAGTATTTCCGTCATTTTGTTCTGATGTCATCCAAAGAGGCAATAAATTACTGTCAGTATTTTGGCCTAATTCTTGAGCTACTCTGTTTTCCATATTTACTAAACTATTAGGATATAAATATCGTGCTGTTCCAGAAGTTAAGCTTGTGTAATATTCTTGATTTAAAACGTCTTCATAACTGGTAAAAATATCAGTAATACTAGTATACCAAGGTCCTAGGCTTAAATCAATATCTCTAGGCCATACAATTTCTTGACTGATACTTATATTTTGATTATTAAGTAAATTATCAATCACCTCACTATAAACAACTTCGTAGACAATTTCATTGTTTGCATTTTTAGCAACTGCTGTCTTTAATTCACCTAATGTAATGTATCTCCAGTAGTGATTTTTGGTAATTGCATCTAGATATTGGGTAATATTACTTGCATATATTCCATATGCATGAGTATAAATTACTGACGAGGTTTTTCCAAAATATACATCATTCGGTCTATAGACATATTCATTTGGAATTAAAGTAGTGTTGTTTAATAATGTGTTTAATTTTTGCCTATCTGAAATAGAAGGCATAGCTTTAATATAAAGAATATCAGTTGGTTGTTCAAAATATTGAAAAACCGTAAGTGTAAATGTTCTAGAAGAATTTACAACAGGAAAATTAGGTGAATACGCATTTACAGTAAATGTAAATTCAGTAGTTGTATTTTGTGCTAACAAAGAGGCAGTAGGCTGATACGCGACTTTGCCCATTATTTCACCATTACTAGATAACTCTAAATTAGGAGGCAGAGAACCTGATGTAATTTGATAATTTAAGGGTGTGTCTGATGTTGCTTGAACTTTTAAAACACTTATTGTGTTATTGTTGATTTGTCCCAAATCTTCAGGAGTATCCCAAACAATTTCTCCTTTTATCTGATTTGAAATTTTATAAGAAAAATTGAAATACGATGATATAGTTGAAGGGTTTGAAGTTTTATACGTTGCTACTCTAAATGTATACTCACTTATTCCAGGAGAAGATAAGATAGGTGTACCTGTAATTATACCGGTGGCTGTATCCGCAGATAATTCTGTAGGAAGATTAGAAAAGACATATGTTAATGGG